GGTACATGAGCAGGAGCTACTGCAGCTGCAGTTAATACTTCAATCTTCCATAGCTCTAAAGAGTTAAAATGTTTATCCTGCCACTCTCTACCTCTCAGATTGAATGATGCCTCTACCTCTTCACCTACTCTACAGCCATCTAGTAGAGATGTTTTGTCTCCTGTAGCCTGCAGGGTGATGTATTGAGGATATTTCCCATCCTCTACTGTTATTACTAACTCTCTTTTAGAGAACTTCTCAGTCACCTGTACGGTATCACCTATCACTTTGATAAGTCCTTTTACTTTGTACTCATTCATATTATTATAGTTATTAATTTATATACTCCGATAAGTGCAAATCCATAGACTACTATAGCTAGGATTATTGCCATTGTTTTTTCTTTCATAATACTTTAGTAGGAAATGGATTAGGATTGTATTCACCATACTGCAGTAGTGCTAACTGTTCTGCATACTCCTGTGCTTTCTTAGCTGCAAATTTACAGCTGATGCCAGGATTGTTTTGAATTAGTGCTTGCATAGCTGCTATCATGGCAGCCTCATAGAATTTATCTCTCATGTTATTTCATATTTAATTGATTAATATACTTAACATAGTACTCAGTGCAGTGATGCAACCGTACTTTAATCTCCTCCTCAAGTTCTAGGTCTCTAGTAAAGAGTAGAGTAGTCATTCTTTTATCAGGATCTATGTGATCTACCTGATGCAGTGATAAGTTCTCCCATTCATTGAGTAGTGATGGATGAGTAGAGACCATACAATAGACTAGACTAGCATAGTTCTTATCATATAACATCATGTAAGCTCTAAGTTGCCACTCATAATCTTTATTTACAGCCTCTTCAGGAGTAGCAGGGAACGTTTCTAAGGACCATGAAGTCTTTATGTCTATGATTTGGTCATCTAGAACTATATCAGCCTCTCCTGTGAGCCATTCGTTATTCAGTCTCTCAGTATTTTTGACCATGCTAGTGAATGATACAGTATTGAGTAGAGCTATAGAATCATTCTCCTGCATTATACCCTTATTAATATACTTATTATTCAGCTCTACATTGTAGCCATAGAAATCCTGCTTAGCTACACCTCTGATGTAGGTCTTAGTAGTTTCAGATAGCACCTCAGACTTAGTCCGAGATGCTGTCATTAGTTTTCCGAGTGAAGATGGATGCCATTTCATAGTAGCATGAGTGCTTTAAGTTGTAAATCTGTAAGCTCAAAGGTCTCTCTTAGCTTAGGGATAGTAAACTTACCATCCTGAATAGATACAAGTGCCTCCTCAAATCTTTCCTTAGATAGTCCAGGCTTAGCTGCCTTAACAGGTACACTAGCTAGATTTGCATCGTCATCTACAGACTGCAGGCATAAGATACTGCTCAGAGTATATCTACGGTAGTAAGTAACTGCAGATCCTACTTGCTGAGGATTAAGTCCTGCAGGTAATTCCATACATGACTCTATAGACTCATTAGAATCTATGCAGATTATCTGAGTACATACTGAATTGCCTTGAATAGGCTGTAATAATAGTAGACCATTCTCTAATAAGATAGGCTCTACTGCCTCAGTGATTGCATTGATATCACTATAAGACTTTTTAAAATGTGGATTGGTAGCATTCTTAGCTACTTTGCCGATTGACTGCTTAGCTTTGTGTAGCTTTTGGTGCAGAGTTAGTACAGGTGCTGGTACTACAGCTTTTGTTTTTGTTTCCATGTGTATAAATTTAAATTATTTCTGTAAAGATAGTTAATTATTTTATATCTGCAAGGAATTTTAAATAAAATATCATAAATTCATCAAAATTTTTTGCAATATAGTATGTACCACCTGCCTGCTCTATACTTTCCTGATACCTCTTCTGCACTTCTGACTGCTTATCCTTACCATACTTCACCTCAATCTTAACTGATCTACCTCTAATGGTGGCAGATATATCAGCTGAGCCTTTTGTAGAGGTGCTAGGAGTCCAAGTGCCTTTCAGCTGTCTACTATTCTCTCCTACCTGTATCTTTTTACCCTCTCTATACACTCCCATTGTATTGATCCTCTCAGCTTGATAGCCTGAGAAATTTATAAATGCAGTGATACATTGAGTCAGAGCATTAGCAGAGTCATCTTTCCAATTAGATAGAGGAATGTAAGCATTGTTAGGATATTTAGCTGATAGGCTAGCTAGCTCTAGGGCTTTAAGGATTGCTTTGTTTTCTTTGTTCATGTTATATATTTAAAAATATGTGTTATTACTTCTACTGTCCACCCATTACCTAGCATCTTATACCTTTGGCTATCACTTACATGATTAGTGTAGTTATCTTTAACTGTTTGCAATCTTTCACATTCAATGGGTGTAAGTCTACGGATGCGTGAGGTTATATTAGCAATCTTTGATACTGAATCCATTTCTCTTACTAAAATCCTTTCATCTGCACTTGTGCTTGTCAAAGTTGGTGATATACCATTTTCATCATATACTCTATTTGTTTTTTCATATACGCTTTCTTTTTCAATATATTCAATAATAGATTCATCAAAATCATTTGTTTTTATGTTAAGGCATTTCTTTAAATTAAACCATATATCTCTATCAGGTATTGAAAAATACTTATCAGTTCTAAACCAATGTTCTACTGTTGTATTAGAGACATCTAACTGCATTGCAATTTCCTTAATACTTTTATTTTTATGTTTTTTTAAGCATTCTTGTAGTTTATGTATATCAACATTATATTTTCTAACATTAACTATTTCAGGGATTATATGTTGTATAATACCTCTCACCTCCACAGCATTAGTGTTACCTGTATCTAAACAATAAGTCTTTCCATCAGTTCTGCTTAGAGGACCTGTGCCACCTTTCTTAGGGTTTCCTGATCTAGGCATAGTGTTGTGGACTATTAAGTCATCAACTCCACTACCTCCTATTTTTAAATAATTAGACTTTTCATCTTTATTAGGTATTCTAGGAGTAAACGGATGATTATTTTTTATTCTATCAAATATAAATGAATTTTCACTTAAAAAATACTTTTCATCTACCTCACTCTCTAGCACATCTCTTAGTAATATCTCTCTATCCTTAGGTTGTTCTATTATACTCTCTAAGTCACCAAAGAGTCCTGATGCCTCCATTCCTATGTTAGTCCAATATAATCTCCTCCTATTTTGTGCAGATACTAGAGCTGAATTTATCTCTATAGCATTTACTCCTATAGCTTTACTCAGTACTTTTTCCCACTTCTCTCCCATCATTACATTCTCTAGCAGAAAATAGGTAGGCTTGACTTCATTTAGTAGCCTCATATACTCCCAAAATAGATAAGACTGCCCCTCAAATTCATACCCCTCAGACTTTAATCTAAGGTAATGGTCTAGTGTAAGTATCTCCTGCTCATCTTTAGTACTCATCCCTTTGCGTTTACCTGCAAAGCTAAAGGATTGACAAGGTGAGCCACCTATAAGTATATCTATCTTAGGTAGAGAATAGCCATCTACATCTACTACACTACCTAATTGTGTAGTGTTAGGATAGTTAGCCATTGTAACCTGGATAGCATACTTATCTATCTCTGATGCAAAGTAATTATCTACTTTTATACCTGTTCTCTCTAGGGCTTGCTGTCCACAGCTCATCCCATCAAATAGTGATAGTACATTCATATCAATTATAATTTACTGTATCCCAAATATCAGGATCTCTTTGTGACTTAATCTCAAACCACCTAGCACCATTGCTAGATCCATCTACATACTCCTTACCATTGTACTCTGCATATTTCTTACACCATTTGTTGAAAGTTCTGTTAGTCAGGTATTTCTTTTGGTCAGTGTACTCAGCTATAAAGTTCTCAAACATTGATACCTTATTCAATCTTTGATCAAATCCTAGATTCTTATTATCTACCCATTCAATAAAGTCCTGGCTTGTCTCATTAATAAACTTTCTTAGCTCTAAATTCTTAGCCTCAGATTCCACTAGACCATTCTCTAGGTAATAATTCAAGCAGTTAATCATGTAATGGTCAAACCTTGCCCACTCCTGCTCATCCCAATCCTCAAAGAGCATATATCCAAACTCATCAAATGGAGTATGATGTGTGCCAAAGTAACTACTCAGCTCCACCTCAAACATTCTCCTCTTAAATGATCCTCCATCTGCTTTGATAGTGTAGTTAGTAGAGATAAGTACTTTAGGTGAGTCTTTTACAGGTAGTTTAATAGCATCTCTACCTTTGTATTCAATAGTAAGACCCTCAGTGATTATACTAAATAAGCTCTCAAAATTAAAGTTCTTTCTTACATCATCAAATGCTAGGACCTGGCAGTCAGAAGAGACAGTCTGATAGGGGAATGATTTATTTGAGTCAAAGGTCTTACCATCAATGGTGCTAACTTTTTTCATGTATCCAATAGCATTAATCAGAATCCCTTTACCACTCCCTCCATTAGGATTGTCTGAGATAGTTTCATCATTTAGAATAATTGCTTTGTTATTAGCTGAGGTCTTATAAGAATGTAGCATATAGCCTATTACACTCTTCATAGTATCATATCTCTCTACCTCTTGCCCTGAGATAAACCAAATGAAAGACCTAAACATTGACTCATGATGATCAGCATCTATTAAATCTCTTTCTATTATCTGATTACCCCAAACATATCCTTTTAGCTCTGAGTATTCATATATCTCATGGTGCTTAGCAAATACTTTGACAGCTGCATTCTTATAGTAAATCATACCGTAGTCTATCCCATCCCTTTCCATCTCTACATTAGCAGTATCTATCATGCTGAGGTATTGAGGAGTAAAGAGTTTAGACTTCTCAGCTACAGCATCAAATACAGGTATCCGATTTGATTGGACCAGGTACTCCATCACTCTATCCTTTATCTGAAACTCAGAGACATGATTAATAAAGTTCTCATTTTTAGTAATAAATACAAAGGTCTTAGTGTTAGCTACAGGATAGTACTTATAGTACTGTAGATTCTCTAAAAATAGCTTGAATCGGTATGGTATAATTAATACATCACCTTTAAAATCATATTTCCAAAACTCATCTACTTTAATTACCTCCTTAATAGTCTGAATCTCTGACTCTATATTCTCTTTATTGTACTCTTTAAACTCCTCTAAGATTACAGCATCAGACTTACCACTTAGCACAAAGTTAATCAGCTTATCTTTTTTATCTTTATCCTCAAATTGCTTAGTGTTAAAGTTAGCAGTCTTTTTATAAGCAGAATTTATCAAAGCTAGTATCTCTACAGATCCAAAATCTTTCTGCTCAAATCCTTTTAGATAATCTTGACAGGTATTTTTATCCACTCCAAAATCATTAAAAGCTGCTGCTAATTTGTAAAGTGAGGAGTTTCTATTTTGTGAATTGTATTTCTTTTTAAACCATGTCATCAGCTTATTAGCTATCTCATCAGTATCTAGGACCTTAATGTTAGTAATACTACCAACCTCACTAGTCTCAAATGGGATAACATCATAGTCAATGATATAATTTTCAGCATCTAAATTAACATAGATATCAGGATCATAAGATTCAAAGCAAGCTCTAGCAATATCTTTACCTGATTCATCTACTCCATTGAATACTGCAGATATCTGCTTAAAATACTCTTTGTATTCTTTGTCATCCTGTACTATTGGTATTTTTACTAGAGCTTTTACTCCATTACCTGATGGTGATGTCCAGCAGGAGAAGATAGATTTGTGAGCTTTAAGTTCTACAATCAGAGCAGGGATATCCTGCACCTCATCAAAGTCTAAAGTCAGTAATCCTGATGCCTTTCTTAAAGATGCATTATTTCTCTTACTGAAATCACCTCCAAAGGTAACAACAGGCAGCTGCATCTTAATAGATTTCCTTTCCTCTTTATCAGTAGAGAATCTAAGGTCCTTACATAACTGCTCAGACTTGCCATTCTTAATCCTATCTAGGTAGAATCCTACATCCTTATTCTGATAAGGTGATACATCCTTAATTGATTTGTAAAAAGTTACTTTCATAAGTATAAATAAAGGTGAGAGTCCCTGCTAACATAACCGCCAGGAGATTTGCAGGGATTTATACTCTCTAATGTTTTTGTCATGGCGATTATATTATGGGACAAATGTAATAAATTAATTTATAATTGATACTAAAGTGCAAAAATAAATTATTTGTGCTGTTTTGTGCTATTATTTGTGCTGTATAAACTCCTATTGTTATTGGGCTGTAGAAGATTAGAACGAAAAAACACTTTTTTTTTCCAAAAACTGTTCACCCCCCAATTTGAAAATAAATTTTTTTTTTATTAAAAATATATTATAAATAAAAATATATATATTATAGAGTATAGGGATGTGAATTGTACTTTCGTTCTAATTCTCTACAAGTCAATATCACTAAGGGAATTATACAGCACAAAAAAAGCTCCTAAGAGCTTTAAATTATTTCAGCTAGTTCTTTAGCTGTCATATATTCTTTAAATTGATGGACTTTATCATACTCATAAGGCATCTGTATCTTTACATTGATGTAATTAAATTGCTCTATTGCCGAAACTTTGTACTTATCCTCATAATCATTATTAAGAGCAGCTTGCACTAATGGCTCTATCTCATGCAGATATACTTTATCTTGCATCCTGGTCCATCTTCTATGCATTCTGATGCCATGTATAACA